AACTCAACTATCGACCAAGGTTCTGACTGGTACTTGACCCTTATCTATAAGGATTCATCAGGCACAGCCATCAACCTCACTGGTTATACAGCTGCTATGCAGTTGCGTGTAAACCCTAACAGCACAACGGCTGACCTGACTTTATCTACAGGATCAGGTATTACCATTACAGGTTCTACTGGCACTATCGTCGTTCATGCTACTGCCACACAGACCGCTGCTTTGGTTGCTAAAAATTATGTCTATGACCTTGAAATTAAATCTTCTGGCAATATCGTTACTCGCCTTATTCAAGGCACTCTCAATGTAAGCGCAGAGGTAACTCGTGTCTGAGATAGTAATTATCCAACCTGACGAAAACAACGTGGTTGTAGAACAGGTTACTCAACTTGTTCAAACTGCTGCTAATAGCCTTCCCGGCCCTCAAGGGCCACAAGGCGCAACAGGAGCAACTGGCGCGACAGGCGCGACTGGCGCAACAGGAGCTAAAGGTGACAAGGGCGATACTGGTGCTACTGGGTCTGCTGCCACTATTGCAGTTGGAACAACATCGACTGGTGCAGCTGGTACTTCCGCTTCTGTAAACAATTCTGGTACATCTTCTGCCGCTGTATTTAACTTTACTATCCCACAAGGTGCTAAAGGTGATACAGGTAATGCTGGCACTAACGGCACTAACGGCACAAACGGCACTGCCGCTACTATCGCGGTCGGTAGCACAACTACAGGCGCGGCGGGAACATCAGCGTCGGTAACTAACTCAGGTACATCATCAGCTGCAACTTTTGATTTTACTATTCCTCGAGGAGACACAGGAGCAACTGGCAGTACAGGTTCAACTGGGGCTACTGGATCATCAGGAGTCATAGCGGTCAATGCTCCACTTACCAATGCTGGCACTTCTACCTCTGCCAACCTTTCAGTATCAGCTGGTTCTACATCAGCTGCGGGCGTTCTACAGCTGACAGACTCAACATCATCAACATCGACTACAACAGCTGCTACTCCTAATGCGGTCAAGACTGCTTACGACAATGCAATTACAAAAATGCCCACTCTTAGACCATATTCAGGTCTTTATGTAAGATCACCAATTAGCGGAATGTTCAAATCAATTGTGGCTCATCAAACTACTTATTATCAACCAATTCATATTTCTAAAACAACCACATTTGATAGAATCGCTTTGCATACTCAAGCAGATTTTACAGGTTCTACAACTGTCCGAATGGGCATTTATAATGATTCTGATGGACTTCCTACAACTGTTTTATTAGATGCAGGCACAGTATCTCCAAGTGCAGTAAACACTAATTATCAAATTACTATAAGTCAATCTTTAAGCCCAGGCTTATATTGGCTAGCTTTTTGCCAACAAGGAACAGCTGCAACAATAGGTAGTTATTTTGGAGCTGCTGTAGCATCATCTTTGTCAAATGTAATGTTATTTCAAACAACAAGCACTTTTGGCGGAAATCTAGTTCAAGGATTTTCACAATCTTCTGTAACAGGAGCATTTGCTACCGCTGGCACTTTAGCAAATAATACTTCTACACCTTATGTCTGGTTAAGGGCGGCGTGATGCATAAGTCAATTACTTACGGCATTGGCGGCTATGACGAAACCAAGCCAAATAACAACATCGTAGAAGAAATCGACATCCCAGATCAGGAGACAGAATGAAGAACCCAATCGTCCTAAGCATCGGAGCATTCCTAGCAGTCTGGGGTACAACCTCGAACTTCTCGCTAGATTACCGCTCAATCCTTGGTTCAATCGTCGCTGGCGTATTTGGTTACGCTACTCCCAAAAGGTGAGCGCGGGTGATTTTGCTGCTTGGGCTGTGGCTGTTGTCAGCATTCTTGGTGGTATGGCTACATATACACAATTCATGATTAAGCATTACCTCAGCGAACTCAAGCCCAATGGCGGCGGCTCAATCAAAGACCAAGTTAATCGATTAGAAGCGCGTGTCGATACCATTATCGAGATGTTAGGTAAGTAACACTTATCCCATGGCTAAGAAAAGGGTCATTGACCTAGACACTTACAACGCTTTAGATTCGTGGGCTATTACATTGAACGAAATGTATAAAGCGTTACGCCGTAGCGGTTTTGCTGTAGATATTGCTCTTGCAATTATCGTAGATCGCGATGCTTATCCCGATTGGATTCTGCCCTCACTTCCCAATCGAATAGACAATATCCCCTACGATGACGAGGACGACGATTAAGCGAATTGTGATTCTCTCAGACCTGCAAGTGCCTTTCGAGGACGTGCATGTCGTGAATAACATTGCCAAGTTCCTACAGAAATTTAAGCCAGACCAGACAGTCACGATTGGTGACGAGATTGACTTTCAGACTATATCCAAGTGGTCAGAAGGTACGCCGCAAGCCTATGAACAGACTCTAGGTGATGACAGAGACAGGTGCGTTGACCTTCTCTGGGAACTTGGCGTCACGGATTGCATACGATCTAACCACACAGACCGCATCTACAACATAATCATGAAGAAGATTCCAAGCTTCTTATCGTTGCCGGAACTCAGGTTTGAGAAGTTCATGAAATTCGATGAACTAGGCATAACTTTCCATAAGACTCCCATGGCTATTGCTCCCAACTGGATTGCAGTACATGGAGACCATACGCCTATCAAGCAACTGGGTGGTCTATCAGCCCTAGAAGCTGCCCGTAGGCATGGAAAGAACGTTATTTCAGGACATACTCACAGAGCGGGGCGTAGTGCCTTCACAGAAGCCTCTGGAGGGCGAATAGGGCGGGTTTTGCACGGTGTAGAGGTGGGAAACCTCATGGACTATAAGAAGGCTCTCTACGGCGGTTCTACAGGGTCTTTTAACTGGCAGCAAGCTTTTGCCATCATGTATGTGCACGGATCAACGGTTCAAGTGGACATTATAAACATTGAAAAGAACGGCACGTTTATCGTTCAAGGGAAAGTCTATGGACGGGTTCGCTAGACCTGACTTCGGTGACGAGACTGTGGACGAAATCGTTATCGTTTCGTTATCAAAGTTTGGCTTCTGTCGCCTCCGTCTGCTGTAATACTTCTGCCGTACACGAAATACGGGTACAGAAGGGCTCACATGAATATAGATCACGCACTACTACTTATGGCAATCACAGCTGGATTCTTCGGCTTCTTGATTGGCTACTCAAAAGGACACGAACACGGCAAGATTGCTGGTCGTATCGCTTACCGCAAGTCACAGCGCACACTCGAGCAGGTGGGTCGATGAATGCTAGAGACTTCCTCAACGAAGCGAGAGCTACTATCCAAGACAGAGGACTTGATTACGGTCACCCTAGCGACAATATGCAGCGCACAGCCTCACTCTGGAGCGCATACCTCGAAATGCCAGTTACAGATTATCAAGTGGCGATGTGTTTGGCATTGGTCAAAGTCGCGAGAAGCATGGAATCTGCAAAGTCAGACAATTTCGTCGATGGTTGTGCGTACTTTGCGCTGAGTGGCATGCTACACACGGAGGAGAACGATCTCTATGTTTAATTTAGAAGATTACGAGACAGTAGAAGAACGCTTAATTAAATTCTGGAAGGATCACAAAGATGGGCAAATTCACACGAAGCTCTTGGAACATACTTCTGGACGATTTATTGTTGAGGCTTCTATTTACAGAACAGAAGCTGACTCAAGACCATGGACTACTGGGCTTGCTGAGGAGACCGTACAAGGTCGAGGGGTTAATGCTACTAGCGCGCTTGAGAATTGCGAGACGTCTGCAATCGGTCGTGCTTTGGCTAACGCTGGATATGCCACTAAAGGTAAACGAGCATCTCGAGAGGAGATGGGAAAAGTCGTGAAACTAAATGAGGTAAAGGCTAAGGTTGAAGAAGTAAAGGCTAAGATGGCAGACACCTCTGGACAATACATACCAGTAGCAAAGGCAGATGATCCATGGACAACTTGGGAATCACCAGCACCTCAGACAATGGAAACAGCAGTCGAGACGGTGAAATCCGTACTTGGAGGCACAATGCCAGACGAGAGCTGTATTCATGGGGCTCGAATATGGAAACATGGTGTGAGTAAAGCGGGTAAGGCGTGGGGTCATTGGCGCTGTCCAAATCAGATAACTAGCGGCTCAGAAAAAGGCGCTGATGATAAGTGTGAGCCAATCTGGTACGAAATTAAGTCAGATGGCACATGGGGTAAGCGCAATGGGTAAGTTATATTTCATGAACCAAGATAATGAATATGAACAGTTCCCAGATGATGAGGCAATGGAGCACATAAGAGCTTCAGCACAGATTCTACA